TATCTTTATCAGTTTCATTACTTACTCCTGAACGGATAATTCAATTTTCAAAGAACGATTTCGGACGTTTCCGAATTTGTTTTACAAAGTTACGACTTTTATTTCTATTTGTCAAGTACTTTGTGAACTTTTTTTTTCGATTCGACAACGAGTATCTTTCATCACCTTTAGTTTCAAATCTTTTACAAAGTTAAGTCTTTTATTTTGATTTGACAAGTACCTTGTAAAATTTTTTTAATTTTTTTCGACGAAGACATCATCAGTACCATACTTTTTTGCCATAATGTGGGCAAATTCCAAGTTAGGTGTGTATACTTTTTCGTTTCTGTCATTTACATAAGAGTAAATAACGTTTTCAACTTCTTTTGTTGTTTCTGTCATATAAATACTTTTTAATGTGATTAAATTCTTTTGTAATTATAAATCAAAAATGATAATTAGTCAAACGATTAATTCATCATTCTTCTAATTTCCCCTTTTTTATCCACTGATTTAATTTTTTCTTTAACCCACAGTTCCACATTTTCAGGACTTTTAAATATTTCTTCAACATCTTCAGTTTTATCAACAGGTAATTCTACAATTTTACTTGCTCCTGTAATTTTATAAACTCCAGTGTTTTTTTTACAGTATTTAACCTTTTTATTGTCACCTACTAAAACCAAGTCATGAACAATATTATCACAGTCAATACCATTCCCTTTGACTATTATGTATGGCAAATCTTTGAATGGTGAATATGTACGGTAACCATCTATGTGTGGTTTAAATTCTTTTTCTTCTTTCAAATTACCCCAACCTTCTTTTGGTTGTTCCAAATCTGGTTGTAATCTGTAATTGGTTGTCAGTTCTTCACCTTTTTTTAAATCTTTGGATGCGACTAAGTATCTTTTATTTCCAACTTTTTCATTATGACAAGTGGGTTTACCACTATGATTATGCATTTTACCCAATTCAGTAAAATCATAATTGACACCCATTTTTTTTATTGTGTGAAGCAATCCGATACGTTCACCTTTTTTGATATTTGTTTTTGCAAATACCCCTTTTCCCGCACCTTTAATGTCACTATCGTCTATATAGTACTTTTTTTTTTCAACGACATTTTCGTTGATGGATTCTTTTTCTATATAACTTTCAAGTACTTTTACAAACTCTTGTTGAATTTTCTTAATCATATCTACATATGATGTTACCTTATTGTCTATGTCTGGGTTATACCTTCCTGATTCTATTTCTTTTTTGATTTGGTTTACTGCTGCAGTTTTTTGCTTTTCAGTAAGTTCTTGATTTTTTTTCATCGACTTCAACTTTCTTTGGATGTCCAAAACAAAATTGTTTGATCCACCATATTTTTGTATCATCTTTAATTCGTCATCTTTATACCTTCTAATGTTTGTGTAAAGATAACTTAAACCAGAAATGTTTGTAATACATTTATGTCCACCTGAATTTGCTTTCACGACATCCATACCATTAACACTGGCTTTTTCCAAATTCATTTTTTCTTCGAAAGTTAAAGTGGAATATAACTTATCTGAAAGTTTATTTATTTCACTTAATGTATCTTCTTTATTTCCTTCAATCTTCAATGATGGTGCATTTCCATATATCGCTAAAAAATCTTTGAGAGTAAAACCAACGGAACCCTCACCAGCCTTTGATTCAGAAACTCTTTTTAATGTACCAAAACTTATTTTTAATTTACTTAATTCCGGTTCAAACTTTTTAAGAACCTCATCTTTCATTTCACCAAGATTAACACCTTTAAGTGAACGTTCACCTTTATATGCATTACAAGAAGCTTGAACAATTCCTGTCGGCCAAGCAATTACCAAGAAGTCAGCATCAGGATTATTCTTAAACGGCGTATATCTATCATATGAACCTGGTTTTGTCATAGAACCCCCACCATACTGTACAATAACTTTACCCTGTACTTTAGGGAATTCTTTCATTTTTTCAATATAATTCTGTTTGTTTTGTTCTAGTTCTTCAGGTTCAGCATAACCTTCCACCTTCATTATATCTCTAATATTATTTAAAATACTTAACAAAGATGGGTTACTTTTCATAACCAATGTTTCTAAAAATTTTGGTTTGTTTTTAAATGCAAGTAACAATTTGTTTGTCACCAATCCCATCATCATTTTATTTCTTTGAAGTGATTGATCCTTATCCATTTTGAAAATATAATTCATTACCATGTCAAAAGTTATATCATGTGCAAGGAAATTGGCAGAATCGACAGTAGATATAAGAAGTAAGTCATCAGATGGAAAAATATCTTTTGGTGATATCGTTTGGGATATTGTTTCAACATTCGATCTAGATGCCTTGAAACTTGTTGCAGTTCCTGATTCAACACCAGCTTGTGTATCGTGGTGATCGGTATGAATGACAAACATTGGTTTGCCGTGTGCAAAGTCAACTAACACTGGCATCACATCACCTTCTGCGTCAAGTTTTTTAACTGAAAACTCTTTATCACCATATTGAATCACTTCAGCATCAACTACTTTGATGCCGTTTTGTTCAAGATAGTTTTTCATTGCAATTGCGGTAGTTACACCATCTAAGTCTTGATGGAAGTAAATTTTTGCTTTAGGGTATCTTTCTGCGATTTTTTTAATATCCCTGATACCTGATTCTTTAATTATTTGTCTGTATTGCGATTCTGTGATTATAATTTTCATAACTTATAAATAGTTACAAAAATAAAAAAACCCACTTTTAAAGTGGGAGTTCTTGTATTGTTTGTAATGTTTTGAAATATTCAACCCTTGTTTTTGCAATTTCACTATAATTTGGTGATAATTCAATACCTAACCATCGTCTACCTAACACTTCAGCCGCCACTAATGTTGTACCACTACCGGCAAATGGATCTAAAATCACATCGTTTTTGTAGGATAGTATTTTGATTGCTTTCGTTGGGATGTCCATCGAAAACGTTGCCTTGGTGAGTGATTTAGTATCTGCAAAGTAATTCCACTGACCAAAAACAAGCTCCATAAACTCCTTCTTATCTGTTTCTTCATACACAACTTTAGTTTTTATGGTTCCATCCTCCTGTTGAATTTCAGTTGGTGTCCCTTTCCACTGCGGTTCGCCTTTCACCTTTTTAATGTGGTGTTTTTTGTATGCCAAAATGACACATTCCTTTGGATTATAAATATATGGTGAACTAGGACTCATCCAAGATCCCCAAGCAGTTGTCTTACTTCGATGAGGTGATTGTTCCTCTAAATCCACGATACCAAAGAACCCAAACCCAATTTCTTTCATTATTTGCCACATTTCTGAAACAAAGAAAATTCTTCCCCCTTTCTTCTGTCTATTGATTTCGTATGGAATGTTCAAAGCAATTCTACCGTCATCTTTTAATAGATTATACGCTTCAGTTAACCAATTTTTGGCAAACACCAAATATTCATCAAATGGTACATCATCTTCATGAACGTCGTAATCAATTCCAACACCATAGGGTGGTGATGTAACAATCAAATCGACAGAACATTCAGGTAATGTTTTCATTACTTCAATACAATCACCATTTATAATTTTTCCTGTTTCAATCATTTTTTTCTAATGTTTCAATGTGGTGATTTAAATACCAAAGTGCCTTTTTTAAATCTTCCAATTCTTTATCTTTATTCTTTTTGCCTGCTCTTGAAATATATTTAACCGTGTTACCAAGTGAAAACCCTAAGTCCCAAGCATCAATTACTTTGATTGCTTCGTAAATGTTTGTTTCACCACCATAATGATTTGGGTGGTTTACTTGTTCATTTTCCATATAACCCTAAGTTGATTAAATATTTTCTTACTTCCCTACCTAGATCGGCATCATTAGGATATTTTTTTACCAAATTAATGATGTGTTTATCATCTACTGATTGGTTACTTCTAATTGATGGATTTTTATAACCATACTCCTTTTCTTGTCTTAACTCATTTAGTGTCATTTCCATTTAAATTAAATTCTATTTCTGTTGTTGATATATTATTTCTATTTTCTACCATAGTTTCTTTTTCCACTTCAAAATTATCATCATTTTGATATTCTTCCAATAACTCTTCGGTTTGAAGCACACCGTTGTATCTATTGATAATTTCATCAAAGTTTCCTTTGAAATTCATTTTGTGTTTTATATCATTAATTGCTTCAGCATTTTTGATTGATTCACATAATTGATATATGATTTTATATGGGTCGGCGTTTGATGCAGGTCGTCTGTCTTCCAAATATCCCTTCCATTCATTTGCTGTTGTTTGTGGAACCCTAATTGATGCACCCCTATCTGAAATACCCCAACTGAATTTGTTTATTGATTGTGTTTCAAATTTTCCAGTAAGTCTTAAATCATTCGAAGAACCATAATCTTCTATATGTTTCCAATGTCGTGTTTCTAAACTTGAAAATAATGATTTGAAATATTCTTCACCACCTTTTTCCCTCATTTTTTCTGTCGAAAAATTGGTGTGAAGTCCTGAACCATTCCATTCACCTTTTTGTAAAGGTTTTGGATGTAACTCAATTTTGTAATCGTATTTTTCTGCAATTTTATGTAAGAAATATCTAGTCATCCATAAGTCATCACCCGCCTTTAATTTTCCTTTTGAAAACACTTGATATTCCCATTGTCCAAGTGCAACTTCTGCATTTATTCCTGTGATGTCGATTCCATAATTCAAACACATATGTAGGTGTTCATTTACAAAACTTCTACCAGCAACATATTCACCAACACCACAGTAATATTTACCTTGCGGTTCCAAGTTATTTTCGTCATGCCCCAAAATACATTTGTTCTTTCTATCGAAAATAAAATATTCTTGTTCAAAACCAAACCAAATATTTTTTTCTTCACCAATTAATTTGGAACGTGTATTTGATTGATGTGGCGTACCATCTGCATTTAAAACTTCACAAAAAACATATACCGTCGACAAAGTATCAATCATATAATGTCGAACTGGTTTTAATAAACAGTCTGAACTATCTGTTTGCGCCTGATTGGTGGACGACCCGTCAAAATTCCACATAGGAAATTTACCTGTAATCATAGCGTCTTTAACATCGCCATGATTAACTATTTTAACTTTACTTCTAAGGTTTGGTTCTGGTGTGTACCCGTCAAGCCACACGTATTCAAGTTTAATCTTCATCTTTATTTTCATTAATGTATTTTAGTATTTCTTCTTCTGATTTACCTTCAATGTACAATCGATAAACATCATAGGAAAAGTCATCGTTAATGTAAAAAGCATCTACATTAAGGTAACTTAAAATATCATGAACATTATTGATTATACTTTTTTTATTCAAAAATCTTTTATTAAAACCCATATGGGAAAAATAAGAAATTAAAGTCCATTAGTCAAACTTTTATTTTCAATAATTTTAGATTGAATCATATAATTCATAATTTTTCTTTTGACTATCGGTAAAAGTGTTTCTTTAAGTGGGAATGCGTTATTATGACTTACTTTGAATAGTATCAAATTTTTATGTACTAATTCTTCTTGTAAGTTTTTAATCAAAGGACGCTTAACTTGTTTTATTACATTTTCAAAATTCTTTTTTTCACATTCTGATATTTTTTTAATATGACACTTTGTTTCAGATACACCTCGTTTGATTGGTTTTAATATAAATTCATACAAAAGTGTTTTGTCGTTATACTCTAAATAAAACAAACCTTGTTTTGGTTCAATTTTTTTTCTGTTTTGAATTGGATTAATCGAAACTGTGTCATTAACTATTTCCCAAATCGCCTTTGCATGATTAAAGTAGTCCGTTAACTTTGGTGATGTATACTGACAAATCTTATATATTTCTAATATTTCGTCCGCATTAAACTCTGGTAAAATTTTAGGAGCCAAATCAGACAATAGTATTTCATCATCAGGATCTTTCAAAACCCTATTGAGTGATAATATTTGTCCTTTTTCAACTAAAAGATTAATATTTGCTAAATGTAAAGAAATTTCTTGAAACTGTGGATAAAGTTTGAAGCTATTAAGATTTTTATCAAGTTTTTGTAAATAATCTAAAAGGACATACTGTTTATGTTCTAAATCTATAGGTTCTTGTAAAATCCAATTTGTTTCCATTTTAAATGATGATAAAAATTAAGAAATATAAATAACACAGTAAAGTAATTAATTTTGTCTCATCACATGATAAGTGGTTCCATTAATTTCATATTCTTCATCAGAACCATCATAACCATTTAATAGTGCACCATATCCGTCATGTCTTACAACGTCTTCTGTTACTCCTTTTAAATCTATATAATCTAAAATGAAGTCTTTTTCGAAACCAAAGTTTTTGATATCTTCAAAAAAATTATCCAACCTATCTTCAGCCAAATTAGTTAACGCATCATCAATATCGTCTTCATCATAACCTCCTTCAGGATTATCATCAATATCTTGAATTAATTCTTTTGTATTATTTATATTGTCTTCTAAGGATTCTTTTTCTTCTTCAGTTGTTGCCTGTTGTAATTTATTATACAAATTATTCAATTTTTTTTGAAAAACTTCTTTGAATTTAATCTGTTCTGATGATAATTGTTTTTTAACACCATATTCTTCAGGATTATCATAAACTACATCTTCATAATATTCACGATAAAATTGTCTTACAGCATCTTTATCTAAATTCTGTTCATAAATCCAATCCCTGAACGCATCTAAACCAACATCATCAATTAGATTCGTAACATAATCATAAGCAGCATCGTCTAACTCATCGTCTCTATAAACTTCCCATTCACTTTGAAAGATGTTTTCACCCAACCATTCATACATTTTAGTCCTTCCATAATTTAGAGGATAAATAAAATATTTATCTTCATCTTCACCAAGGTGACCTTCTGATTTTAAATGTTGGTATAACGCTTCTGTTCTTTCTGAAACATCTTCTTCATTTTTAACATCCCAACTATCTTCTTGTCTTAAACTTTCTAAATAGTCGTATTTTTTTTGTAATTTCTTTTTTTCTTCTTCATGAAACATTTTTGAATTATAGTTATAAAAACTACCTTTTACTTTACTTTTATCAAAATGTTCAATACCAGAATAACTAATATCCAAATTACCCTGAACATAGTCAATACTATCAATGTTTTTTACATCATTTGAATTTATTTTCAAATCCCCGTTGATTGCAATTTTTTTGTTTTTATATTGTGGTAATTTACTAATCATAGCACCGTTTCCGTCCACGTATTTTAGTAATTCTAAATAATCTTGAGGATCGACTTCAACCCACTGATTTTGTTCAGTTTCTTCTAATAAAACTTTTTTTATGATGTTTTTAATTGACATATTATATAAATATAAGTTATTGACAAATGACTATTTTATATTATTAAATATTTATATAAAAACATAAACTAATAAAAAATAATATCATGGGCTGCGGATGCAAAAATAAAAACAACGGTAACCAAACGGTTCAACCACAACCAGTACAGACTCAACAACAAACAAATGAATCTGTAAAGAATGTTGTAACAAAGATTGTAGAAAAATATTATAGTAAAAAATAATTTAAGTTCATAAAATTAAGTGTTTAGGGTAATTTTTTTTTTACTTAAGATTGTAAAAAATAAAAATTAAACACTTACATATGAATCTAAAATGTTTTTATAATTACCTTGACGGTAAGAACCTATGTAATATTTTTGCAAATCTTATTGTTGACGAATTACAAAAAGAATCTCCCGACGTTAAAACTGAAATTTCAGTGGTAAATGTCGGGAATTTTTTTGTAGTAAAAGGGCGGACTACGTCAACCACGGTATTAAATATTACTGATATATTTTCTAACTACCTAAAAACATCAACAAAAAAATCTGTAGAAAATTTAAGGGTAATTGACACTTTACTATATAATTCACCATTTTCTTTCAATTTTTTAAATTTGTCAGAGGTTTTTGAAAAAAATACTTTACATGATTCTTTTGATGAATTTGTAAAGTATCATTCGACTAATGACTTATTTTTTAATTGCCAACTGGATGAACAAAATTCAACCATTTTGTTTGATTGCGACGCAAAGGATGTTGAAAAAGTTAACTATTTAATTAAAGAAAAGTTTCCAAACTACTCTACACTGAAAGTAGATTTATCTAATGAAATTTACGTTTCTGATAGATTTTATGGATTATCAATGAACTATGAAAAACTTTATCACATCCTTCTTCTTTACATTAAAAACCATTTATTTCAAAAAGGGATTTCGTCAAAATTGGTTATTGGAATAAAATCTAATTCTTTTTATGATGAAATAGATAACTTAAACGTATCGTTAAACTTGAATGGTAGTAAAATTATAGTAAACCAAGAATGGTTAGAATCTTTGATACTAGATGTGTTTCCATTTCGTATGAATGAAATTTATGATAACTTGAATCTTTCCGAATGTAATTTACTAAAAGTACTAACCCCAACAAATGAACAAGCTTGCTGGCAAAATTTGGACTTGGTTTCTGAACTTATATTATATTGATAGATATTCTTTTACCAATTCAACACCACCAAATATATCTTCAAAATCTCTATCAGGTGCACATAATTTGACGTTGTGCACCTCATCTTTATCTGTAAAAGTCATTAACATAAATGCTGGAAGAAAATCGTTTTCTGTTGCCTCACTAAACGCATTATATTCTTCTCTGTGTTCTTGGATATCTCTTTCAATATAGTCGATATCATTTTTTTCAAATTCATCTTTAATCATACCACAAAAGGGGCAACCCTGCATTGTGAACAAAATAACAACTTTCATATTTTATCTATTGTGAAATATTTATTCAATCCGAAAATTAACATTTCAACTTTAGTAATATCTTGTGTTAAAATGTATAATTTATAAGTAGTGTCATTATCTAATTTTTTGAAATACAAAAATTCAACTCCCCAAACTATTAAACCTTCATTGTGTATATACCCTTTATCATAATTTGAGTTAGTCCAAAGTAACTTGTTTTTTTTGATTAATACGTCAACACCATCCCTTATTATGTTTTTAGTTCTTACTATGTTTGGATGAAACTCAAATTTGTTTATAGAACGGTATCTATCGAAAATGTGGCTAGGTATTTCTTCTTTTTCTTCCATTATTAATACAGTTCGTCAAAAAAATGATAATCCACTATTATTTCTTGTAAAGTGTTTTGTCCACTCCAACTTGGTGTCATTCTATGAACTACCCCCTTTTCTGTTTCTACTTCAAAAAATGAAGATTGTAATACGTTCACTTTTCCATTCATGTATTTTTTAGTCATTCGTGGTAATTTGATAAATTCTTTTTGATACAAATAATTTGCAAAATTTGTTAATTCTTCAACCGGACTATTCCATTCTTCTGACAATAATTTATTGAATCTACCTAATGTCTGTATTCTTAAAAGTTCTTTTTTTCTAAATTGAAACTCTATCGTTGCCCGTATGTTTGAATTTTTATCACCCTTTCTTAGTGAAACTATAAAACAATGTGGTTTTTCACTGTAAGTTCTAACACAATTTTTCTGAACCATGGATTCATTTTCATATTGTTCAGTATTCTTTAGTAATACAGGATAAAAAGTTTCATCATTGTATTTGATTGGTTTTTCTACCAAATATGCATCATCACCATAAAACCTATCTACCACACCCGTTCTGTATGATTGTAACAATGACGACCATTCAGAATGTTCAACCACAAATTCATCATGTGTTTTTGCATTTATTTTCACAAATTCACCATATTTTTCTAAATCTTTTTTGAACTGAAAATGATCCAATAACGAAAATGTAAATTCACTAGTGGTTGTTGTATTCAAAATACTAACAATATTTTCTTTTTCTTTTTTTGATATTATAATAGGAGTACTAAAATTCGATCCATTGTACACATCACTTAAAGTCGAAGTCAAAAAAACATCATCTTTGATTTTATTGAACAAATCCACACCTAATAAATCATAATAAAATTTAATATTGCTCAAATCTAAAAAATCATATCGATTAAGTAATCTTCTGATTTTAGTACCTTTCATTTCATTTGTTTTCATAAACCATGTTACTAAATTGAAATCAAAGTTTTTTAAGATTTTTTTTGTCAAATAAAAACCTGCAAATTTGAAGTAAGAATCAGGAAATTTAATTTTATTGTTCAATAAAATAATTTGGTAGTATTTCGATGGAATATTGTCAGTATCAACTTGTAATTTCAAATTCAATCTTTTAATTATTTCATCAAGGAAATTGTTAAACACATCTTTTTTTACATCATCATCTATAAATGTTTTTGTCAAATTATTAAAAACTTCCAAACTAACCAAATTAGTCCTATTGACTCTAAATCTTCCACCTAACTTTATTTTTTTCTTAAAATTTGTGAAGCCACTATAAAACATTTTTGTCTTAAATGAAAATGTTAGAAAATTAACTTCCCTTCTTACTGTGAAATACTTTTTTTCTAATCCTCTCGATCTTTTGTATGAAAACAATTTCATAGAAATTTTGTCTTCATTTTTTTCTACTACAAATGTTTTTCTTAACATACTAATAGAAGCAAATGGGTTTGAGTAGTTTTTTACAAAACATTCTTCTGTATCATTGCCCTTTTCATAAGTAAAACCTTTTTTGAAATTTATATAGTATTCAATGTCAAAATCATTATCTGGTTTTGGTTTAGTTTCAATAGGGAATTTATTGTAATTTTTGAATAACTCGGTGTAGTATAAAACTTTTTCCTGTCTGTATATTGTTTCCATGATTATAAATGAAATGAAATTAGTTCAAACAAATATCACCCATGTGGTGATTAAAATAAGTTGGGATTTTTTTTGGGACATTCAACTTTAACACCAACTCTATGATTTGTTGCTTTGTTGGTTCAAGTGGTTTTTCTTCGTCTTTGGAATTTGATTCAACAATATTTCTAATACCTTCGAAAAACTTTTCAGGTTTAGCGTTTCCTATCAATTTTTTTAACTGATCGGGGTTTCTTTCAAAAAACCCTTTGAAGTTGCTCATGTATATGTCTATGTCTAAATTTTTCATTTTACAACTTTTAATTTAAACAAAGATAAAATAATATTTTGAATTATACAAAAATTATTTAAGCCGTAGGAGGAAATACGTGAAAATCTTCATCCGTTTCTTGTCTTTGTTTCAACGAATCAGGTAATGTTTTTTCTGGATTCGATCTACTCAAATTCACCAAATTCAAATTAGGTAAATCCGCCAAACAAGATGGTAACATTTCCATATTTGGGTTGTCAGGTAATGAAAGGAACTGTAACTTTTTAAGGTTACAAATGCTTTCAGGTATTTTGGAAACGCACCCAACTAAATGAAGTGATGTAAGTTGCTGAAATCTTCCTAAACTTTCAGGTATTGGTAATTCAAAACTATCTTTTCCTTTTTTAGTAAATTCTAATCTAATAATGTCTGATGGTAAACTATCGAAAAATTCTTCGAATCCATAAAGTGCAATGAACTTGGATGCGGAGTCATCAGGATAGTTTACTGCTATTTTCTTACCATCCGCAGTTGTTAAACCTTTCATGAATTCAGGTTTAAAGAATTGTTTCAATCCTTCTTCTTGACTGTTCAAAAATTCAATAAGATTAATTTGTCTATCTGCAGGATCCATATATTGGTTTGATGGAAAATGGAATTGGTATCTGTAAGCGGGTAACCCTGATTTTTCACCAGTATCCATAGAACCTGTATATTTTTGTGGCGAATTTGGAATAACAACGTAAAGTGGTCCGTCTTTAATATATCTATCAAACCATGTTAGTCCCGGTGAAGACGTACACCATCTAGTTTCCCCTCTTGATGGTTCCAAATAATAACCACCATAAAAACAAGCAGCATCTTTACCTAACTGTCCGGTATCTGAAATTTTTGCAACAGTCCAATTACCACCTCGGTACACAATTTCAGCACCTGGATGTTTATAAGTGGTAGACGCTTCTTTTTTCTCTTCAGCAGTCGCCTTTGTTTTTTCTAAACTAAAGTCTTTTACTTGATCATAAAGTTCAGATGGTGTTAATTTATTAATGTCCCTATATTCTTGGGGTAATCTATTTTTAAACTTTTCATATTTCATTAAGTCACCTGTAACTTTGTACAAGTCTTCCATAAACATATCTTGATATCGTTTAATCGCACTTTTAACTGCAGGATCATTGGGATCTTCAATTCCGATTACTTGCATATTTGGTGTTGCATAGTTTTTAAGTAACCATTGGGTATATTTTCCAATTTTTACCTTTTCCATGTCCTGCGGATTTGCATTATCTGAAGTCATACCTTCAGGTATTCTTGATGTTGGATCCGCTGATATAATATCAAAAAGAATTTGAAACGTCATTGACGGTTTTCTATCTTTTTTTGGTTTTACAAATTTGTCATATAAAACATCGAATCTTGAATTTTCGATAATCAAATCCCTCAAAAGGGTTGTAAATCTTAATGCCATTACTTTTAGTTTTATTAATAAATATTAGATTGGTAATAAAAATTATTGATTCAGTAATTCATAATCAACAATTCTTCACCCATATTTTGTTTTGTACCCTTTTTTGCTGCAGCTGCTTTAGCAAATTGTTTCTTTTCCCATTTGTATTTGTCTTCAGGAAACCATTCATGTAAAAGTTCAAAGTCATAATATGAAAGACTAAATTTTCCTTTTACGTTGTGTAATACTTTTGCCAATCTTTCGTGATCTTGTCTATCAAAATCATGATTCGAGTAATAATCTTCCGTTTTCCAATATGGTGGATCTAAATAAATGTATGTGGATTCTGAATCGTATTTGTTGATTACGTCAGCAAAATCCATGTTTTCAACGTCTGTGATTTTTAAGAAATGTTCAATCCAATCAGGTTTAGATAATTTATCCCTAAACGTAAGGTATTTTGATTTGTATTTACCCTTCAAGTCAATAAATGAACTTGTTTCTGGTTTTGAACCACTAAACACTTGAGTTAAAATATAAACATACTTAGCAGCTACTTCATAATCACCAGGGGTTACGCTGAAACCTTCATTAAAAATTTCAGTCTGAAAGCTTAAAAATTGTTCTTTCATCTGTGGTGGTGTAACTTCAACCCCGAACTGTTGACATTCTATTGAATTAATTACTTTTAATAATTCTGTCGGATTTTGAACACATTTAAAAAGGTTATAGTTCAACGGGTTAAAGTCGTTGTAAACCACTTTCTTAAGATTTGGGTATTCTTTCAAGTCCATATTAAAGAAACACCAATACATCCCCCCAAATGTTTCTAAATACGTTTCCATATCTTTTGGATAATAAGGGACTATCCATTTACCTATTTTACTTTTACCACCTATATAACTTAACATTTGTTTTTTTATCTAAATATAGTTTATTTTTATGTTCAAATCAAACTTAAAATTTATTCACTTATATAATAATTTAAGATATAATTATTTATTATGGAAAATATAGAAACATTACAACAAGAAACAAAAAAAGAAGGTTGCAAAACTTGTAAAAAAGGGGTTAGTACTTCACAAAAATGGATGATAGTAATTGCCGTATATATGTTAATATCATCTGCTTATGGCACTATTGAATTAATCAGGAACATTTTCAGTTTGTTCTAACAATCCTTTTAATCCTTCCACAATTTTACTGTTGCTAATTTTATTATTAGTGACAGTAACTTTTATATATAAGTCACCATTTCTATCAGAATACTTGTATCCTTTATTAGAAACCCTCAACGGTTTTTCACTATCAAACACATCAGGTAAATGTATTTTTAATTTTCCATCAGGATGTGGAATTTCTATTGGTGTATCCATAAGAATATCAATAGGCGTCACCTTCATTTTGAAAACCAAATCTCTTCCAATTTTTTCAAAGTCGTTATCATTTGCCATAATCACCTTTAATATGATATCACCTTTATCCCTTACATTCAAATTATAATCACCCCTTCCTTTTACTCGCATAAAATCACCATTATCGACATTAGAAGGTATTGTTACATTCAATTTTTCTTTTTTTGGTGTCACACCTCTACCTCCACAAGTGTTACAGGCAACGGATATTACTGACCCCTGTCCTTTACACATAGGACATCCTGTTTGGATTTGTTGCATAAAATGTCCCATACCAAATCTTTGTGTGATGTAACCCGAACCTTTACAGTGATTACAAGTGTTTCTTTGTCCACCATTACCATTACACCCACCACAACAATCAAGTGACGTTACATCGATGTCTTTTTTAACCCCGAAATAAGAATCAAGTGGCGAAATGACTATTTCCATAACTTTATCTGGTGCCTTTGGTTTTTGTCTCATACCTCCACCCATCATTTGTTCAAACATACTGTTGATGTCAAAACCACCAGATCCACGGTTGTCATACTTTCTTCTATTATTTTCATCACCCAATACTTCATAAGCTTCAGTAATATCTTTGAACTTTTCTTCCCCGTTGGGGTTTACATCTGGATGATATTTTTTACTTAATTTTCTATAGGCTTTTTTTATATCGTCTTGCGAAGCACTTTCATTAACACCTAATATTTCATAATAATTTTTCATGGCAAACAATTATTTAATAGTTTTATTTAAGAATAAGAAAAAAAGAAAAATTATCAAACGTTATGCAACAGAAAAAAGTGCCAGGGAAAAATTCAATCAATTAATTAAAGAAAATGATAAAATTTGTTTTGATAAGAAAATTGAAAATGCAACCCCTGTAGACTACGAATTAGCAATTTTAACAAATAAAACTAAAATACAGACTTCTTTATTTTTAACAGATGACTTAGGTAGGAACTTACCAGTGAACTTAGATAATCCCGAATTTGTCTTTTTGGATATAAAAAAATATAAAGTAGAAGAACTTCTGTTCGATTGGCAAGAACAAAAAAAGATTTCGTTCGATGAATTTTTAAAAAAGTATCTGAATGATAAAGAATTTAAAAGTGTCTACACCCTTAATAACAAACTGTGTGTACAGATAGAAACATCAGTATCCCTTTTTTCATTAAAAGATTCTGATGAATCTGAAAGGTTTTTAGATATACTTCAAAGTCATTTTATGGAAAATAATAGAATGGATGGGTTGTTTGTACGTGATATTTCTATAACACAAAGAAAATGGATATATAGCGTTTTAGAAGAAAAAGGATTTGACAAAAAAAGACTATACAGACTTAAGACTACTTTTTCGAAAAGGTAAAATTAACTTTTCCAATAGAAATTATTATTCTATCACTTGATTTTTCATTAACATAATCTTTAACGTTAGAAAAATCACTTTCGTCTAATGATACACTTATTTCAATATTGTGTTTACCGATAAAACTATTTTCTAATATTTCGACGGACTCTGCAAGTTTTATCAGTTCATTCCTAAAACTCTCTTGATTCTCCCCCATAAACTAATCTTCTTTTCTTCTTTAATTGTATTTTTAATTTCTTTAGGGTTCATCTTTTTCAGTTGTTCTGAAAAAATCATTTTATTTTTTTCGTTAATTTTTTCTGACATCATTCTTTCTTCCATCAGACTTTCAAGCTCTTTCTTCAACTTCGGCGTCAAGTTTTTCTGTTCCATTTTCTAAAAGTTTTGTAAATTCTTCGATATCAAATTTTAAACCTTTAAGGTTTTCAAGTTTTTCTTTATCAAAAATACTTTTAAGTTCTTGAACTTTACTTTTGAAAAGTTTTTCTTTTTCTTCCCTTTCTATATTAGTTTTGACAAGAGTGTCTATCAATTTTTCAATTGAGTCAATCAAATCATTGGTGTTTTCTGAAACAAATGAATGAATAGTTGCTTCATCATTTTCATTAACTAAAACTTCGATTCCTTGTGGATAATTTTTTGGAAATACCCAAGTCTTAGGGAAAATCATATCAAAACTTACATAGTTTTTCAATACTCTTACTGACTTCAAATATTTAGTTGTTTTATTTATAAAATTACTGTAAACCATGTTTTTATATAAAAATTAAATACGTTATTATGTATGATACAAATACCCCGTATATCGTTGTTTCTAACAATGACAATTCCAAAGGTTTTGGAGGTGCCGAAAAAAGAGCCCTAATAAAATTAAAAACTAATCTTAAAAGGGCTATTATTGAAAAAACGAAAAGGAAACAAGTAAATGCGGGGAAGAAATTATGCATCCTTTTCTTTTTTACTTTCGTTTAAAATTTCAGTTCTTAATTTTTGTGCTGCCGATTTCAATTCTTGTGAAAGTTTTCTTGCTCTAACACCAGCAGACTTATTTCCATTATAAAATTTAGTTGCATCAACTACTAAAGTTTCAACTAAAGATTTGATTTGTTCAAGTGTTTCCATTTTTATTAATATTATTTTTTATTTTGTTTTAAACATAAATTATTAAAGTTTAATAGTAAATAAACTTTTATACTGTTTTCAAAGATCTTTCCAAAAGTTTATAAATGTCTGTGAATATTTCAATGTCTGATTTTGTCTTTTTACCATGACGTTCAAATATTTGTCTGAAAAATTCATCCATCGTTTCTTTTATTTTGTTATCGGTTTGATTATAAAAAACTTCAAAGAAAAACCCTTCAAAAAATTCCACATCACCATTTGTAAAATTAAAGTTGATACTTTCTTTTTTGAAGTTTTCTATGTTTTTATTCCAACACCACAAAAAATGTCCTTTTTTTTGTTCCAAAGTCATTCCAACTTTTGTTTGTGTGTTAGTATCAAAGTCATCACCTAAGTATGTGTCTTTAAGTAACGTGATAAACGAAAAACAAAAATCTCTGAAAAGTTCGGTTAATTCGGGTGTAATGTTATTTGCTAAATTCCAAGCTATAACATCGTCATCATTCATTGGTTTGACTAACCAATCGAAAAAACGACCCATATTACTATCTAATGTCATACTAAATAATAATACGGGTCGTAATAAATCTAAACTATTTTATTGTGTTTTTTTGTGATACTCCATCAAATTTTTCATTTTTTCGATGTCGCTAATTACTTTTGTTTCTTCTTTAGATTCTAATTTCATCAAAATTTTAGATCCAGCATCTGTTTCACTACCACTCTTGTCACCAACCACTGGTTGTGCTGACTTGTTGTACGCCTTTCTTTTAATCTTTGCAAGTAAGTTATCTTGTCTGATTTTATTACGTTTTTTGTTTGCTGGGGTTTCAACAGCATTTGCCCATTCAGGATTATTTCCTGTTCTTGATGCACCTACCATTAAATCATCTACCCAATCTTCGTTTGGTGAAATACCATCGTAATCTAAATTTTCCAAACTAGCCGCTGTAAAATTATCAACGTAATCTTGTACCGCATTTGATGGTATGTAAGCCATTTTTTCCATCTTTTCAATTTCACCATTACCTCTTGGGAAATCTTTTGGATTCATTTCATATTTTCCTTTAGAACCATCTTTAAGATAATCTTTCATTTTTTTGATGACACTATCAATGTAATCTTCATTTTCTTTACCAGACTTAGAAATATTATCTTTTGTTAATTTGATTGGATCTACCGTTTTCTTTTTTGTTGTTGTTTTCTTCTTCTTCTTCTTTTCTTCTAAAACAATATTTTCAATAACATCAACCATTTCGTTTTCATTGAAAAAGTATTTTTCCCCGTCAATGTCTATTCTATATACCGATTCTTTTACTGGAAATTTTTTACCCCCAACTGTAAATGTTTTTTTATTTTCTTCTCTTGCCCTTTCTAGTGCACCTGTAAATGCGTTTCCTTCTTCAACGTCACCTTCATTAGTGTGTCTTTTCTTTTTTCTTCTCAATAGTTTGAAATCTTCAGCATCTATTTTATTATTTTTGTTTAAATCAATTTTCTTTTGTTTGCCATGTAATTTTTCTTGCATTTCACCTTCCATATAACCACATTCATTACACGCACCTTCATTCATTGCTGAACCACATTGTTCACACATTTTTTTACCTTCGTAAATTTTTCTTTTTACATTAGAAATTTTACCAGACAATTCTTCTGACAAAACTTTATTTACTATATTTAATATTTCTCTGTCCATAACCTATAAATATCAACAATTTTATAAATTACCGGTTTATCACCGATAATATTATGTTTTTTATTTCCTGTTCAGATAATCCCGTTTTCAAAGAAACATTGTGAATTGCTTCATCTAAAGGTCTCTTTTTTTTGGGTTTTCTTTTCGTTAAATTTTTTATTGCTTTAGTTTTACTATTAGAAAATTCAAGGGCACCTATTCCTTGGTTACAATAAGGGAAAGTTTTACATTTTTCTTTTACTGAAACAAACTGTCCACCAGGTATTTGTGTTCTTTTTGAAGGTCCCCAATTCTTTAAATCTTTTGCTAAAAACGATGCAGTTTCATAAGAACCTGAACTACTTGATGATGTGGCTTCGGTGAACTCTTCTTCATTATTTTCTTCTTCAACATCACCAAATAATGGTTCAAATGAACCTGAAGAACCTGTTGATGTTGCTTCAATTGTTTCTTTGAATGCTTCTGAAATTAAATTTTGTATAAACTTTTTGGTGTACATCATTTTATATTTTTAATTGAATTTTCCCAAGTGGAACGTTTACTCCAAAGGAAATAATAAAATTCAACAAACGCCTTTCTGATATACTCGTTAATGTCTCCTCTTAAATTACCTTTTTCCATATCTTTTTTAATTTTTTCTATAATACTATCTTCAAATTTTTTTACAGTAGGAGCATTAAGGAAACTTTTGATTTCTTTTCTAATAATCGACTCTATTTCTTTTTTGTCTGAACTTGAAAGTGCCATTTATTTTAATATTAATATTCCTCCTAATGTACCAATTACCGCTCCTCCAAATATTTCCAAAAAGGTTCTTCTTCTTCTTACCTTTGTTAACTCATCTCTTAAGTTAGTGTTTTGATCGTCAACAATTTTGAACTTTTCTCTTTCTTTTGTGATAATTGTTTCATAATTGACTTCTTTTTCTTTCATTACCGTAATAATACTATCCTTATATATTACTTTTCTTTCTGTCTGCTTTAATTCTTCATTTGTCAAATTGTTGATTTCAATAATGGAATCCAACTTATTCAAATCCAAAGCAACTTGTTTTGCCACACTATATGGTAAACAAACCATAGATGTGTCTTTTTTTACCTGACTCAAAAGTGGAAAAGGTAAAATCATTATTAGAATGTAAATTAATTTTTTCATATTAATAACTATATCTTTTATGGAACAGACTATCTAACTGTGAAGATGTCATTGTATCAATTTCTTCACCTTTTCCTTTGTAATATTCCTTAATTATTGTTTTTTGATTTCTAACTTGTGATATGGTTGAATCAATTTTTGTTAATTCGTTGTTATAATTTTGAATAGTACTGTCAAGTTTCTTTTGATTATCTGTAATATCTTTTATGTTTTGATTCAACTGATCTAATTTGTATTTGTCAAGTTCACTCATATCAACTTTTGGATTCATCCACACTGAAATAAGATAAAAACCCAAAATGGCTATCAACCCGTAAATTACGTATCTGAAGTTTTCTGTTAAAAATTTTTTCATTTTTCTTGTTCTTTTGTTTTCTTTCTTAATCCTATAACTTTAGCCCACTTTGTTTTGAACTTTTCATAAAAAGTGGTTAGTTTGTTTATTAATTCTACTAATTTATCATCAAGTTTTATCATATCTCCATTGATATAAACACCTGTTTCTTCACCAATAGTATAGAAAAATTCGATGTCAGCGTCCATTATTTTACCACTCCATTCAACTGAATTTTCATAAACATTAAGTTTTCCAAATTCCGTTAGATTGGATACATCTTCAACAAAATCATCCATAGTTTCCTGAAACGCACTTTTTTCTTCTGATGTAAGTTCCAAATCTTTTTTGTCTTTACTATAAAGACTTAGTAACCCACCTGATATTCTATACGTTTTACTTTTTTCTTTTTTTACTTCTTCTGGATCGACTTCTTTTGTGTCTTGTGTGTCTGATTCGATTTCATCTTCAATACTTTTAGCCATGTTAATTGGACCTGTTTGCTCCATTAACATTCTAGACCTTTTAAGTAAAGATTTTATTTCGTCATATTGATTCATCATTTTGTATTAATTTTTTTAAAAGTTTAAAATCAAAAGATGGGTTAACATCTTTATATGTTATATCAAAATTACTTTTACTTGTAATTCCTTTTATGTTTTCAACACCATCACAAATCACATTTGTTTCTACCATATTCTTTGGTAAACTGAACTTTTCACACAATGTTAAAATAAGTTCAGATAGTGTTTTTATTTGTTTTTTATTATAAGGTTCCCAAAAAATTTCATCTCTCCATCTTTTTTCGAAAACTTCCTTTTTATAAATATCACCTAACCAATTTGTATACGTATTGTCCAATGGATTTTTTTTGAGCCAACCCATATTTTCCAAAACAATAATTATAGACTTTTTGTCAATAGATTCTTTTTCCATGTAATTGGAATAAGCATTTGGTGGAATTACTTGAAAAATTTTACCATTTTTGGTAATGACGTAGTTTGGTAAATAAGGATTTTTCTTGTTATACCTATACTTTAATGAATTGATATAATTTTTGTAATCTCTTCTTGTGTCCCCAAGAATAATTTGTGTTTTCTTATCGTTTAAACCGATTGATTTAAAATCTGTCAATTCGTAAAGATTTTCCATAACCATCTCTGTTAAGGTATGATAATTTTTTAGGTTGATTATCGATTGATTCTTCTATTATTACCTGTTTTGTGTCTTCAGTTTTTATTTCGTCTTCTTGTATTTCTGTAACTTCAACACTTTTAACAATTGTATCTTCAATTACTTGCTCGGTACTTGTTTGGTAGTTAGTCGGTGCTTGTTTGGTTTCTTTTTCGTGGGGGACATCAATGTCCACCTCAACTTGTGGGGTAACTAGTGGGGTACTTACGGGGTAATCAGGTGTATTTACGGGATAAATCTCTTCCTCTTGGGTTGATGTTGGTTCTGGTTCTTCTTTTACTTTTCTTCTTGATTTAAATGCTTGATTTGTAGCAATAACTAAAGTAATGGCAAGTGGATCGAATACAAATATAAGAATCAATATAAATAAGTTTGCAGTTCTTTTGATGTCCCAATCCAATATTTCACTAACATACTTAATAGCACCAAGTTCACTACCTGAAATTTCTTCTGACTCCATGTTTAGTATTTGGACTTCAAGATTTGTGATACTATCATTCATTGCATCAATTCTTTTTGCAATTGTGTCACGTCTTACTTGTGCTTCTTTTAATTGTCCTTCAAATGATTTTCTATTTGCATTATTTGCCTTAGTGATAACCTGTCCAGTTTTTCTATCTACAGTCTGTGTTGTTGTGTTATTCGATAAACCATCCCTCAACTTAGTTATGTCACCATCCAAGATTGTTTTTTCTTTTGTTAATTCGATTTTAATTTCATCAAATCTTTTTTTCTTTACTTCGACATTTTTTACTTGTTTTTCATTTATTTCAAGTTTTGCAATGTTTCCTTGAAATCCTGTACTTAAAAGCCCATAAATCCCTAATGAAGTAATAATAGAAAGTGTTACAAGCGCAATTGTCATATAAATTTTCAAGGCACCATAAGTATTTTTCCAATTTTCGTGTAGATATGTGGCAATTGCAATTTTAGAAATTTCCAAAAAACTTCCCATTATTATTACTGGTATTGCCACACCAACAAATACAATACTTAAACCTACAACACTATAGTAAGCGGCAGTCCCCGAAAGTCCAAGAGCACAAAATAAAAGAAACCACGGTAAGAATTTTTCATTCATAATAGTAAAATATAATCAATAAATATCAAAAAATAAAACAAATAGGGATTTTTTAAAATAAAACATCATCTTAACAAAAAACAACCATAGTATTCTGACTATGGTTGTTTTGATGTATTCTGACACCAAAATATTATTATATAAATATAAAAGGGTGGGAAAACCCACCCTTTTAATTTTTTTCGGTCCGATTCGAGGAATTTAAACCCGACACACTAACCGCGGTGTCACGACGACTTACGACTCCAGGAGTAAGCTTCCCGTTACAAATTATGATTGACTAATCTCTCATCGTTTGTGATACAAAGATATGATAGAGATTTTAATCTGCCAAAATTTCTTCCAATTTTTTTACACGATTTTTGAAAGTTGTGTTGTAAAACTTTTCAAAATCATTTTTAAGATAATTAAACCTGATTTCAGTTCCGTTAGTTAACGAGTTGTATGCGGTTCCCCAATTCATTCCATTATTTACCATATCAATAACAGAAATTCCTACGGACATATTTGAAATATTACCAACATGAATTGACACTTTCAATTCAGGATTATATAATCCTCTTTCAAACCCTTTACCTCGTGGATCAGTTACAAAACCTCTTTTTTCGAACTCCCCAATAATAAAATTGAACATATCAGTTTTGAAGTTGTTTTTGATTGAACCAATTTCTTTGTTCAACTCTTGAAGTTTTGTAATTTTTTCAGTCATCGTCATATCTTACCTTTTTTGTTTGTGATACAAAGATATGATAAAGGTTTGATTCTGCCAAATTTTTTTATAAATAATCAAATAATTCAGAACATTCGTTTCTTAACTTGCGAAGTGCCTTTTCTTTAATTTGCCTTACCCTTTCTTTTGTTAAACCAAAGTCCATACCAATGTCTTCTAATGTTCTTGGTGTTCCTGACAAACCATAGTAATCTTCAACTATTGTTCTTTCTCTTTCATCCAAAACAGACATAATTGACATCATTTTTTCTTTTAAAGTATCTTGTGTAGAAAAAATTTCATCAGGGGATTCAACATTTTCATTTTTTATAACATCAATCAATGTATCACCATCTTCATTGATGTGCATATCCAAATCTATAATTTTAGGTAGATTTGCAAACTTACTAGACAATTCTTTATTTGTATTTTCGATTTGTCTTTTTTCTTTTTGCATATCTTGAACAACGTTCACTGGTAGTCTGATTGTTCTTGAATTTTCATTAAGTGATTGTAAGATAGATTGTTTAATCCACCAAACTGCGTATGAAATAAAACGATTCTTTTTACTCCAATCAAAGTTTTTGATAGCCTTCATTAAACCAAAATTACCTTCAGCAATTAAATCAGATAAATCAATTCCTTGATTTTGATATTGTTTAGCAACAGTAATCACGAATCTCAAATTACCCTCTAACAGTTCTTTATAGATAAGTTCCCTTTCTCTTGCTGTACAATTATTTGACGTGATTCTTTCTGAAAGAATCTTTTCCCTTTCAGGTGTCATTACTTTTAACTTTCGAATGTCTTTCAAATAAATTTGGATTTCATCCTGATTTAAAGGATTACTGTTTTTTACTTCTTCAATTCTTTCTCTTTCCATAATTCTCTAAAATTTCTGTTTCTCTTTTTGTTAATGAATCTATTCCTCTCTCTGATATTTTATCTAAAATGTCGTCTATTGACGGTTCTTCTTCTACTATTTCTTCTGTTATGTTTTCAAAATTTTGATTGATTACCGGTAATAAAAAATCAAAAGTAATAATTTTTTTCTCATCCCAATTAAATTTAGGTTTTTCTTCTTTCGAAATAGAACCCGCAATTGGTATATCGTTACTTAATTGGTTGTCTATGTTCAAGAAATCTTTTTTCATCTTTCTTGGCATTTTTATTTCAAAGTTTTTTGTTGTTTCTAATAAGAAGTACTGGTCGGTTAAATCTGAAAGAGCCATATCAACATATTCTTTCAAGTCATCGAATGTTTCATCACTTCTAAAGTTGAAAACAATTCCATATTCACCATAAGTATATTTCAAAAACTGTGAACTAACAATTGTAAGTAATTGACTAGAAATGTATTGTGTAACCTCACTTGATTCGGCTAAATCCCCAAAAACAAATAACATATATTGGGGGTCTTTTTTTTGTTTTGTATTAGTTTTTTTTCTACTCATTTTCTTTGTTGTTAACCACAAAACAAATTTACGTATAATTCTATTAACCACAAACATATTCTATATATAAATATTTAAATTTCTTTTTTACTTTTTCTTTTCAACAATGCATCCTGTTTAGATAATATAAATTTAACCTTTGGATTTATATTTTCTTCAGTGTATGGTACTACCGATTCTACTCTTTTTTCTGACAACTCAACATACTCAACATTGATGTCGATTCCAACATAATTTCTGTTATTTAATTTTGCCATTTTCAATGTTGTTCCACTGCCACACATCGGATCCAATACCAAATCACCTTCATTACTCCAAGATAAAATGTGATCTTCGGCAAGTGATTCAGGAAATATTGCAGGATGTTGAAATGCGATATCGTCTTTGGATGAAAACCCTTTTCCATTATTTATATACCAAACATTATACCTTGTTCCAAATTCAGCAACAGTAAACTTATCAACTTTTTTCAAGTTTCCATCTTTTTCCCTTTTTGACGGATCACCAAAGTTTGAATGCCCTGCCCATCTGTTTGGTTTATCTTTTAAAAGATTAACGGTTTTTGGTTTACCCTTTGTTAATATGAACATATATTCAAAAACTTGTGAATATCTACCCGTTTCAGGAAATGGTGCACCATTTTTATGATAAATCATCGTATCATACAATGTAAATCCAATTTCCATAAATTTAAGAGCCTGTTTGAATGAACTACCAGTTTCACCTCCGTTTTTTACTTGATCGTTTACAACCCAAACCACAACACCTCCTTTTTTGGTAACTCTATATAGTTCACGAGCCATTTCAACAAAGGGAAAACTAAATCCATCTTCAAAAACGACTTCATCCTTAATTTTCCCGTTATACGTTCTTAAGTTATCGTAAGGTGGTGACGTTACCGTCAAATCAAACGTGTTATCTTCATATCTTTGTAATACTTCAATAGCGTTACCTAATATAACTTCATTCATATTTTTTCAAAAATTATCTTTTTATTAACTTTATTTTTTTTGAGTTTACCACAAATAATATTTTCATCATGATTATCCTTTGATAATAACTTAAATGAGCTAAAACTACTCGATTTTTTAGGTTCCCCCTTCCATTCTGTTTTTTCTAAATTAATCAACATTGCAAATGCCCCATCAATATATTTTTCATCTATTATTACTTTTTTATTTCTGTTAACTTTTAAAGAAATTAAAAGATAAGTATTAGCCTTTGATGTTGTGTGTGTTGCACCTGTAAATCCTGAATCACTTTGTGTTACTTTTATCTCAATTATGATAATATCACCATTAAAATCAAATATAGCGTCAAAAGATTTATGTTTAATTTCTTCATTATCGGTACTTTCAACTTCAGCAATTTTGAGTACTTTAATATTCGCATCTTTATATGATGATAAGATTTTATTAAATCTATACACTAAAAATGATTTAACACCATCGTATGATATTCTAGTAGTCGTCAATACAGTATGTTGTTTTGTATCATCCTCAACATCCTTAACCCATTCATTTATCGTTAACCCTTCTCTTTTTGCAATAGGAAAGATAGTTAAAGGAATTTCGTTGTTGATATAATCAACCATGTGTTTTACAAAATCCATTCTTTTTAAATGAACAACTAAATCCTTAACCAAAATTTTTTTATCTGTCATTTTACTTTTTTTTCAAATATACAATAAAAAACAATACTATTGATAAACTTTTGAAATATTATCTTCTTTTTTAATTTTAACTATACTATCAGCCCATTGATTTACCATCGGATTATGTGTAATCAAAAATATCTTTTCGAAGTAATCTTTTATTTTGACAAAAAATTCAGACACTAATTCCAAATTGTCATTTGATATTTTTCCAAATACCTCATCGAAAACTATAACATTTGGTTTAGGTAAAGAACAAATTTTACTTAAAACCGATCTCAATGCCAATGATGCTATCGTTCTTTCATAACCTGAACCTGACGCCATTAATTTTTCAACACCAGTACCATTATCTATCATAATGAATTCTACTTCATTTTTGTCACTGATTCTAACTTCCAATTTGAAATAACAACTATCTTCCATCAATCTTTGAAGTTCTGAATTGATAAGTGGCATCATTGTTTTCATTATGATTTTGGATATTCCGTTCTTACCATATGCATCCAAGAAAATCTTATGGATTTTTTCTTTTTCTTGCTCTTCTGCAATTTTGATAATGGTGTTCAAATTATTTTTGATGTTTTCCTCTAACGTTTTGATGGTGTAATTACTATTATTAATTGTTTGAACAGTATTGGTTTTACTTGTTTCTAAATCGGATAACCTTATATCCGCTTTAATCAACATACTATCAATATGTTCATTTTCTTTAATTTTATCCAACATCTTATCATACTCTGTCAACTTTGATTGAAGTCCGTCAATTTTTAACTGATAATTTTCAATAGTTGCATCATACTTTTCTTTGATAAGTTTGTTTTTTTCATATTCATCAAACTCTTTTTTCAACCTAACAAAAGTTTGTTCTATGCCTGATAAAACCTGCATCGTAGTCCAAACATTATCTTTTTGACTGATATAACCATCAAGTTCGGATATCTTTTGTTGTGTAATACTAGCATTCATCAAATCAATCCCACAATGTTCACATTT